ATCATCCGTCACGCTTGCGGATTACCCAATGCAGCACCTAAAAACTTACTCCCCCTTGTATACAACTTTGATGAAATTTTTGGAGCAACACAATGATTATCACAGGATCAAACTCAGACCGTAAGCAGTTTCAAATCGCACCCGCTGGTACGCATCTTGCAAGACTGTATCGGGTCATTGACCTTGGAACGCAAATGCGTGAGTACGAAGGTAAAGTCACCATGAGTCGCAAAGCAAAGTTCTTTTTTGAGCTGCATGGTGAGGACGCTGACGGTAAACCGTTGCTCACATTAGACGGTAAGCCGTTAATTCAGTCCCGTGAGTACACAATAAGCCTCAACGAAAAAGCGAACCTGCGCCGTGATTTAGAAGCATGGCGGGGTAAGGCATTTAGCGAGGATGAACTCAAAGGTTTTGACATTAGCAACATTCTTGGACACTTTTGCATGGTTAACATTAGCCACCGCCAAAAGGGTGACATGACGTATGCAGACCTTAAGGGTGTTTCTGCTGTACCTAGCATTTACAAGAAACAGGGGTTGCCAGAAGGCATTAACACCACAATGATTTTTAACCTTGATAAGTTTGACGAAACTATGTTTGATTCGTTGTCTGAAAACATCAAGGAAACGATTAGAAAGTCACCTGAGTACCGAAGCATAGGTGAGCAATCTAAAGCGTACCAAGAGGCTTCTGGTGGGTCTGTAGCGGATATGGACAATGACATCCCTTTCTGACGCAAGCAAAAAGTTGTTTATTCCTAAAAACTTTACGCTTTCTGATTTTGACAAAGTTAACTTTGGCAAAAAAAAGAATGATGGAGTTATTCCGTTATTTGCACAATTACGAGCTTTAAAGCGTAAAGATGGAAGCAAAATAACTACTCATTTGTATCTAAAAAAAGTTTGCGAAACAGAAAATCAATTTCTTTCATTTATTGATTATTCCTACGAACCAACTCAAACGGAGATATACCAAGAATTGGTTTGTAGGTTTATTCGCAAACACAAAATGTTATCTGTTTTTTCTTATTTGATTGAAGATTGTTTACACATAAGGTATCGCTTGCATCACAGAGTAAAAATTCAAATTCCCTCTTTTGACTCGTGTTGCGGATGGCTTGAAGCAAAGCCATACGACATAATTGGCAGTACTGGAAATATTAGGAATGTAAAAAACATCGGTCAAGTACACGCATATCGTCAACAAGAAATTAACAAATTAAAGAAAAAACGAATGCAACCAACAGGCGCTTTGTTAGTGCAATGGTTGCTACAAACTGAATTAACTAAACTTATAAAGGTTAAAGAACATGAGCACAAATTTAAACAACCTAGGATTCGGAAACAACAAAGTTGCAGCACCACAGTCCAATGAACAAGTAATTGTGGTGTTGTCGCAAATCATGGCGGCTGCAATTAACAATTCAATTGAACTGGAAAACGCTAAAGTTGCATTGACTGCGGCTACACGCATCATCGAAGTACAGCAAGCCGACACTCGAATGAAAGCGTTAGCAATTCAAACTAACCGCATGATTTCCAATGAAAACGGTTGGTCTTTAGTCAAACAAGACACGTTAGCAATCGAATAATGCGTTTTAAGGAGCTTATTTTGAACCAAACTGAAGAAGCTATCCTGATTTCTTGGCGGCTTCAGCAATGGTATGAGGGCATGGTTCTTGACCAAAGAGCCATGCAAGACGTACAGGACGCTATTGAGATGCTTAAAACCCTTGCTAAACAGGTAAATAAATGAAGATTAGTCCACCCGCTTTTCCAACTTACTTAGCAGACAACATGGCGCATGGCATGAGCTTGCGTGACTATTTTGCTGCTGCTGCAATGCATTGTTATTTATTAGAAAGCATGAATGATAACGAACGTGATTCAGAACCAATGTGGATTGCTAGATTTTCCTATGAAATGGCTGATGAAATGTTAAAAGCGAGAGAAGAATGATTGTCAAAACAGCAGATTCGGAGTCAGGCCATTGGTACACACAGACGGGTGAACCAGCTTATCGGGTTGTTGGTAAAAATGGTGTAGAACGCAATACACGACTGACTGACGCTAGGGAACGGGGTTTAGTACCGTCTGTCACTACTATCAGCGGTTTGCTTGCGAAGCCCGGTCTGTCCAACTGGTTGCAGCAACAAGTTTTGTTAGCTGCGCTGACGTTACCTAGAGCAGAAGGCGAGTCAGAGGAAAACTGGTTGCAACGTGTTATGTCTGACGCTAAGTCTACAGGACGGGAAGCAGCAGACAGAGGAACACGTTTACATGGTGTGCTTGAGGATTTTTATAAAGGTAAATTGATTGAATTTCCTGAGTTTGTATTTAAAGTTAATTTTGTTTTAGAAAGTTATTTTGGAGTTGACCATTGGGAAGCAGAGCGCAGCTTTAGTTGGGGTGGATACGGTGGAAAAGTTGACCTTATTAGCGAAAACATCGTTGTAGACTTTAAGAGCAAGGAAGGGGATTTGAGTAAGATTACCCCTTACCATGAGCAAATCATGCAGCTAGCAGCTTATAGGATGGGTCTAGGCAAGCCTACCGCACGATGCGCTAACGTCTATTTCACAGAATCTGGTGACGTTCGATTAATTGAGCATTCAGAGCAAGATTTATCTGACGCTTGGGAGTGTTTTCAATACTTATTAGCCTTCTATAAAAAGAAGAATCACATATAATGAATTGCGGGGAAAATCGGTAGTCCCTCCCTCACTCCTTATACTGACGAGTACCCGCACCCCACAAAAATACAACATTTAAGGGTAAACACCTATAAAATAATGTTGCATTAACTATTTAGCTAGCTTAATATCTAGTCATGGCAACAACGCCATTAACCCAAGGAAGAATCATGCACATATCACCAGAATCAGGAAGAAACGACCACATCCACGGTGACGAACAATACCGTGAGCATTTAGGTGCAGAAGCTGTTGACCTCTACGATGTCATCTTTGCAATTGAAAAAGGTGCATCTACGCACGATGGTCATAGCCACTACGATTGGATTAAGCGCATTTCTGAAAGTGATGAAATGACAACAATCATTCAGCACATTATCAAACATCGTCATAACTACGCATTTGCAGAGATTATGAACGAACTCGAAGCAGCAATTGAGGGGTGGTTATGAAGCGCACAAACTACGGATATTTTGCAGACGTATCGCACCCAAACTGGACGCTGCGTACCCCAAGACAAGGTAGTTGGCACATAGCTAAAGGTGCTTACGAACCTAATAGCGACAAAATACCGTTGTCAGCTTGGTTCGGTTCTGCGCTTGTTATCGGTTGTATCTTTCTTGCACTTTTTCTGTGAGCAAACATGACAAAAATTGACGCTGTTTACCTGCACCTTAAAAGACATGGACACATAACCTCTTGGGAAGCTATAAAGCTATATAAAGCTACCCGATTAGCAGACATCATTTACAAGCTGAAGTTGCAGGGTTTTAAGATTGTTACTTTGATGGTTGAGGGTGAAAACACCCGTTTTGCACGTTACTTTCTAAAGGATAGAAAATGAAAAAGTACATTATTGGTGTAGTGTTAGCTTTATCAGCCTCCGCAGCTTATGCGGCTTGCGTTACTAACACTACGTTTAGCGGTGGACGCATGATCGTATGCACAACGTGTTGCTATGGAAACCAATGTCAAACCACTTGCATTTAAGCAAGCATTGTATTTGCTTTGACCTTTACCGCAGCGATACGATTTAACCAACCTTTGCCATACGTTTCAAAGGTGTTTAAGCTGCGGTAAAACGCTTCTTTTTCCTCACTAAACCTGTCAATAAGTTCTACAGGGTCAGCAGCTAAAACCGCTTTCATGGTGATTGGCCCTAACCCACCATCCGCAGGAACACCTACCGCAGACTGTAACAGCTTGATTGATCTGCCCGGCCCTGCATTGACACCCATATCAAACACCAAATAGTCGATACCAGAGGGTAGTTCGTCTGCACGAACAGCGTCCCAATACTTCTTTTTATACAACGGTTCAACATCCGCAGGAGTCAGCTTCTTCATTTGCTCATGCGTGACTTGGTGTCCAATGTGCTGTTCCCAATTAAATTGCGTTACTCCAAGCATAGTCGAACCTTTACGTCCGTCTGGTAGCTTGTTTCCGTTATCACGCTCATCGTCAGTAAAACCACCCTCACTAGCAAGCATTTGCTCAAACGCTTGTTTCCAATTACTTTGCATTCTCAATCTCCTTTGTTTTCCTACGTTCAACCATGTCAGCAACCTTTTCA